CATGGGAGATGTACAAGATAAATCTGATGCGTACGCTGCATTGAAAGACGACGACATTGAAAATTATCTGGAGGACATTCTTAATGAACCACAATGTGATTGCCAGGAATGAATCCTTATCAAAAATTACTAGCGCGGAAGCGCAAATGGACTCCGGTACGACCAGAAGCCGGATCATGCAAGGAAGGTGCAGAGGAAACTTTGTACCGTGCACTTGCTCTACGACACATGGAACTACCAGTGGGGGACTTTATTACTGATGCTCTTACCACTGAAATACCGGAGGTCGCCCGAGAGCTACTGCTCTCAAATGTACGGGATGAAGAGAACCACGACGTGGCACTTGGTTACGTCGCCGATGCTTTCGGCATTGATGAAAAGGCTGAGGCGGAAGCGCTCAAGCTACGAGAGGCTTGGGTTGCGCATCCAGATCACACGATCGTCAAAGCAATGGTTGCCGAGCGTGCAATTTTCTTTGTACTACTCCCGTTCTTTAGAGTTAATGGTGACCCTGGTATGCGCGGAGCGAGTTTCGATATCAGCCGAGA